AGCGTAATAATCGTAGTGTAGTAGAAGAAAAGATTATGGATGTTGCTAAACGCAATATTATGAATACTCACGCACTGGTTAAGCGTGTAGCTACATTAGAACCCGAATTGCGTATGGTTCGTCTTACTAGCGATATGCTTAGTTTTTATACTATGGATGGATACAAAGAATTTTGGCAATCAACCGATGTACAAAATAGTTTACAACGATGGTTTGCACCCATTGGTGAAACTGCTAGGGCAAATGATGTTAGACTAAGTTTTCACCCTGACCAATTTGTTGTTTTAGCAAGTGACCGTGAAGAAGTAGTAAATAAGAGTATAGAAGAATTTGAATATCATTGTGACATGGCTCGTTGGATGGGTTATGGTCAACAATTTCAAGATATCAAAATCAATGTACATATCTCTGGTAGAAAAGGTCCTCAGGGTATCAGAGATGTTTATGGTAGACTCAGCCCCGAGGCACGAAACACACTAACACTAGAAAATGAAGAATACACACATGGATTACTTGACTGCTTATCGTTATCTGACCTCGTCCCTACGGTCATGGACATTCACCATCATTGGATTAAAACGGGAGAATATATTCAATCGACTGATGATCGGGTTAAAATGGTTAGGGATAGCTGGCGCGGTGTCAGGCCTACTTTACATTACTCCGTCAGCCGTGAAGATTGTCTTGTTGAACACTCCCGACACGAACGTCCCGCCCATGATGCGTTGATTGAAGCAGGATATAGTAAACAGAAACTTCGGGCACATAGTGATTACTATTGGAACGAAGCGGTGAATGATTGGGCATTGACATTTATTGATAATTTTGATATGATGTGTGAATCGAAGGCAAAGAATCTTGCCAGCTTTAAATTACTAGAAAGATACAAATGTTTGAAAAACTAAAAAACTTATTTAAAAAGCAAGAGGATAAGCCTATTGCTAGGAAAGAGCTTCCTAAGCCTACTCCTAAACAAGCCAAAACTAAAACTGAACTCACAGAAAAAGAAAAAGCAACAGCGGCAGGTGAACCTTATATTGCTATTACTAAGGTAGAAATCAATCCTGAGAATATCAATGATGGTGCATTTGATTTAGATTTTAATGACAAATTTGTATTGAATCTTATCAAAGCAGGTTATAGGCAACGTGAAGATGATACAGATGTGATCATAGTTGATAGGTGGTTTCAGACAGTATGTCGGAACGTAGCATTAGAGATGTATGAGCAACAGGTAGCAGATCCTGAGAATCGTGATGCAAGAGTTATTCGTACAAAAGATTTAGGTAACGGTAGAACAGAGGTAAGCTAATGACAACACTTAAACATATGAAATGCTCTATGCCCAACTGTCACAATACAGTTGGTCAACATAGTAAACAAAAGAATGTTAACAAACAAGTGTGTTCTGCACATCGTAATTCTAGAAAAAATGAAGTAGACAAATGGAAAATGGATGCCGGATGTGCCAATAAGAATGGCAAATATGGTTTCCCTTGTACTGCAAACGAAATCCTAGATCCAGTACAACTTGATATTAATCACGTTGACGGAAACAACGATAACCGTGATGAAAAAAACGTAGAGGTCCTATGTTGCTTATGTCATAGAATGGTTACTTTACGTGAAGAACATCACAAACAACCAAAACAAAGCCGTAGGGCAAAAATTGTAGACACTGGATTGTTTACAGGATTGATTGAAAAATATGACCAAAATATTAGCTATTTAATGGGTTATGAAGTATAATATACATATATTATAATAGGTAATAGGATCCACATGAAGTACGCACTTATTGACACAGCTAATACATTCTTTCGTGCCCGTCACATTGCTTCTCGCAATAGTGATACTTGGGAAAAGATCGGAATGGCACTACATCTTACACTAGCATCGTGTAATCAAATAGTTCGCAAATTTGGCATTGACCATGTTGTGTTCTGTCTTGAGGGCAGAAGCTGGCGTAAGGACTACTACGAGCCATATAAAAAGAATCGTATCGTTGATACACAATCACAAACAGAAGCAGAGGTTGAAGAAAATAAAATGTTCTGGGAAACGTATGAACATTTTACTACATTTTTGCGTGAGAAAACAAACGTAAGCGTATTACGTGATCCTAAAGCAGAAGCAGATGATTTGATTGCACGTTTCGTTCATCTACATCCCGAGGATGAACATTTCATTATTAGTAGCGATACTGATTACATCCAACTGATTACTGAAAGGACCAAACAATATAATGGAATCACTAATCAGTTGATTACACTTGACGGATACTATGATGACAAAGGTCGTATTGTCAAGGATAAGAAAACTAGTGAACCAAAACTGTTAGGTGATCCACAATATATCCTATTCGAGAAATGTATGCGTGGTGATTCAACCGACAATGTGTTTAGTGCATATCCCGGGGTACGTAGTAAAGGTACACAAAAGAAAGCTGGTTTGATGGAAGCGTATGCTGACAGAAAAAAACAAGGTTTTGATTGGAATAATATGATGTTACAACGATGGGCTGATCATAATGGGGTAGAACATCGTGTACGTGATGATTATGAACGTAACCGTGTATTGATTGATTTGACTTGTCAACCAGATGAGATTAAACAATCAGTAGATACAAACATTCGTGAGGGTGTACGTACAACAGTTACCCCTCAAGTTGGTATTCACTTTATGAAATTCTGCGGTAAATATGAACTGACTAAAATTAGTGAACAAACAGACACATATGCAAAATGGTTGAACAGTCCTTATCAAGGGAGTTTAGTATGAAAACAATGTGGACAGTTGAATTACAGGAAGATCCTGTTACCGGCGACTCTATCTTAGAGTTTCCACCGGATATGTTAGAACAAACAGGTTGGGTCGAAGGGGATTCATTAATTTGGGAAGATAATGGAGATGGAAGTTTTATGTTAACTAAGAAAGAAACACAATGGGTTCTTGTAGAATGTATTGGTACCTTTCGTAAGCGTTATATGGTCGAGGTACCTGTAGGTACTGACGATTACGGTAAAGACAAATCATTGTGGGCATTAGACACAGTAACAATGGAAGAGGCCAAAGAGTTCAGCCAAAAGTATTTGGGTGAACAAATTGTAAGCCATCGTGTTGTTACGTATGACGAAGCTATTGCTTTAACTGATAAGGATAATGATTATACTATATCTTGGGATAATGACACAAAAGTTAAAAACTTTTTCACAACATTGGCTGACCAAGAAAAATGACCTTTAGTAAGCCTGACAAAACTATTAAAACAATAAGACAGGATGACCCTGACTTTCATATTCATAATGGATTTCTTATGGCGCCACGTGCTGGATTTGAAATTAGCAACAAATGTCCAAGACAATATAAACTTATGATTATAGAAGCTATAAAGAATGGATGGCTACAACCTATAGCATATATGAAAGAATCTGAATACGTTTGGGAACAACTAGGAGAATAATATGGATGATTATGATTATAACAATTTGAAATCTATTCTAGCAAAGAATCCACAAGAACTATATATTTGGTGGATTGGTTTAGATGAGGATAATAAGAGTTATGCTATGGACCTTATTAAGGTATATCATAATTCCATAAAAGAATATCAATTTGCAGTACTAGATGATATTGAGGATGTATCAATTGCCCGTGACCTATTAAAACAGTTTATGTTATAATGCCAACTTTAGCAGAATATTTCAAAGCAAACCGATATCAGGGTAAATACAATATCGGTGATCGTATTATTGGTAAATGGAATAAGATTCCATTCGTAGGTACTGTGGGTAATGATACATTGATTAATGAGATTGAAGGTCCACGAATTAGTGTTCACTTAGATTTACCGATTAAATATAAAGATAAAATACATCGTGTTATAATTGTTAAACACAAGGATGTAAAATTATTTAAGTAAAGGATAAGTATGGATAATGAAAAGATTAAAAAAATAGCAGAACAGTGCATTACGGACGGAACATTTGATGTGGGCAAATTTACTGAACTTTTAGTAAATGAATGTTTAAGTGTAGTTACTGAAGTGATTAGCCCACACGTGCATACTACCTTTGATTTGGCACAACATCAGGGTAGTATTAATCAAGTAAAACTTGCTATTAAAAATCATTTTGGTATGGAGTAATATAGGCTTGACAAACACATTTAAACATAGTATACTTACACAGAGGAATAATATGACAAAAACATTAATTGCTAAACCTGTAGTTAAAAATCAATTTTGGATTGTAACAGATGGTAAAGAAAAAGTAGGTAACGTATTAGCTGACGGGTCTGGATATGAAGTTAAGCTAAACGGGGCAAAATCTCACTATAAAAATACTACTGCTATTAAGCGTAAAACAAATATTGAATTTGAGGCTGTTAAAAAAGTAGACAAAACAACACACGATTTACCCTTTAAGGTATATCCAACAACTAATAAAGTTTTTAATAGTATATTAGATATCAAGCGAAAATTGCATCTATTTACCACAGATCCAAAAAGCAAGTGTTATCACGCCGCAGGATGGTTCACAATACAACAAGGTAGCGAAAAAGAAGTGATTTTTTGTCCTAAATATATCTTTATTCAGCGTTATCCTTATCAAGGTCCGTATAAATCTGAAGCTGAGGCAAAAAAAGCGATAAATACTTAATGATTAACGTAAAACGATTTATAGATAAAGTATCCGCAATGGAGAGCCGACAGGGAAAAGATGTTGTAATCCCTATAGGTGAGGCTCGTGGATTACGTGATGAATTAAGTAAATTAATTACAGATAACTATGAATTGTTGCAGAACAAGGCTTCAGTAGAGCCTGCATTTCAAGTAGAAATTAACGGTGGTAGATTTTAATGAGTAGAACACAACCAAAAATCTTACTTGAATTAGTAGACAAAGTAACATACAAGTGTGACCAAATTGTAGAGGCAGCTGGCATATGGGCAGTATTTTATGACGGTCAACCTATCAATTTAAAAAGCCAACATTACTTAGATAATGAGTCAACTCCTAAATATAAGAAAACAAGTTTTAGTAATCCCGGACACGCACGTAATCTATGTCGCAAGCTAAATCTACAGTTTAAAACAGATAAGTTTACCGTAGTGTTTATGAACTCAGGTAGAGTTGTCTACCCAGATGAGTAAGCGCAAGACTCTTAAAGAAACTATTACAGAAGTTGTATTGGCTCAACTTCCTGACTCACTCAATCAAGAAAAAATTATACCAGTAGATAAGCTATTATTTAAATGGTGGATGACTGGTCGTCAGGATGGATTACGACTAACTGATACCGGTGATCTAGCATTCAGAATGG